ATTGATGATTATATTGGTGAGTGCATTTTAAAAATCTGCCAGAATCTAATTCGCAAAAAAGGATTTATTGAATTCAGTCAGACTCATGCTGAAGATATGATCGGTGATGCTATCGAAAATTGTTTTCACCGGTCAACTAAAGTGATGACAATCGAACATGGCTCAATTGAAATTGAAAAAATTGTTGGTAAAGAAGTTACTGTCAAAGCTAAAGATGGTGTCTGGCGCAAAGCAAAAGTTCGAAGTTATGGTGAACAAGATTTGTATGAATATACTTTTGGGGCATTTAATGTAAGTGTAGAAAAATGTTTTCAAAAAGTAATTGCTACCAAAAATCATCGTTGGTTTGTGACTTCGAGAAGAAATAACAAAAGGCACCTAGTTTCTCATGAAGGTGTAGTTACTGATTTGCGAATCGGTGATTGTTTAGAAAATGCAGCAAATATCGACGATATGAATAAAGATGCCATTATTCATGGTTTGGTTTTTGGTGATGGTTCTGGACATAAAACACAAGTTTTCAATGGCCGTTGTGTTGATGTTCAAGGAGAAAAATGGGCAAAACTACGTGTATGTAAACAAGATGCTGTTGGCGAAGAAATAAACAACATTCTACAATCAAGTGGATATAAACCAACATTTCCAAAAAGCGCACACGGTGATGCGTGTTATGCATTAGGCAATAAACCTTATGTAAAAGATTTACCTTATACAACAGATCCAGAATATATTAGAGGATTTATATATGGTTGGTGGTTGGCTGATGGAAATAAAACAACAGGACATCGACGTAATACAATTACAACAAGTAGAAGAGATGCAGCGGAGTGGCTGAAAGAAAATGCATGTTACGCTGGCTATCAAGTAACATCTTTTCTCGAAAAATGGGGAAATACAGAGTTCAAAAAAAATCGGGTATTGTTTACAATTAAATATGCCGAAAATACTACATATGAGCCAAAAGTAAGAGATATTAAATATGTTGGCAAAGATGAAGTATTTTGTCTCGAAGAACCAGTAACACATAGTTTTGTTTTAGGAAACGGATTGTTGACTGGAAATTGTATTCTCTACATATCATCATTTGATCCTCGTAAGTCAAAAGAACCATTTTCATATTTCACACAAGTAGCTACCTGGGCATTTGTTCGCAGAATTGAAAAAGAAAAGAGAGAAGTTTATTTCAAATTAAGATCATTACACAATATGGATGGCTTAATGGATTCTTCTTTTCAAGAAGAACATGATGATACTTACGATGGTAAAATTATGAGTGATGATTGGTTGATTCATACACGAAATTATGTAAATGAATATGAAAGCAAAATGGAAAAGAAAAGAAAAAGACAACGCAAGAAAAAAGAAGAGAAACAACAGATTCTAAGTTTAGAAAGGGAATGATATGCCAAAATGGATTGCACTGGTAACAGACCAGCATTTTGGCGCTCGAAGCAATTCTCAAATTTTTCTTGACTATTTCATGAAGTTCTATGATAACATATTCTTTCCCGCACTTGAAGAATATGGTGTTGAAGAGATCATTGATCTAGGAGATACATTTGACCGCCGAAAATCTGTTGACTTCTATATTTTAAATCAAGTAAAAGAAAGATATTATGATAAACTATTGAATAAGAATATCAAAATTCATAGTATTGTTGGAAATCATACGGCATATTATAAAAATACCAATAATGTAAATACACTTGATCTTTTACTGAGTGATTATGAAAATGTAGTTGTATATCGTGAGCCTACAAAAACAAAAGTAAATGGTCATGAAGTTCTATTGATTCCATGGATCAATGATGAAAATAAAGCAGATACATTTAAACTGTTACGCAATAAAGAAAAATATTGTTTTGGTCATTTAGAAATTAATGGCTTTGAAATGTATAGTGGATATGCACATTCTGATGGTGAATTTAATTCAACATTATTTTCACGAATTGAAAATGTATATTCAGGACACTTTCATCATCGAAGTAAGAAGGGTAATATAATGTACTTGGGAAATCCATATCACATTACCTGGAATGACTTTGGCGATCAAAGAGGCTTTCACATGTTAGACCTTGAAACATCGGAACTTATATTCATTGAAAATCCTTATACAATGTTTCAGAGAATTGAATATTCAGACCGTGTAATTAAACTTGACAAAGAACACATCAAGAATACTTATGTTAAAGTAATTGTTCGTGAGAAATCAAGTGCTTCAAAATTTGAAAAGTTTATTAAACAATTGTCTGATGCAAGTCCTTTAGATATTACTATTGTTGAAGATGATAAAAGTTATGATTCCGAAGGAGAAGATTTCAATCTTGAAGAAGAACACATATATGATCTTTGTAAAAATGCTGTAAAAAAATACACGGCTGAAAATAATATAACTTATGGTGATAAAATTGAATTGAAAATTATGCAATTACTTAAAGAAGCAGAATTGGAAAACGTATGAGAAAAAAGAAAATTGCACCTAGAAAACAAGTTGAAGAAGTTGATGATTCGATACTTGAACAATTAAAAGGTCAATCTGATCCAGAAGCAACAGGTAAACTTGGTCCAATTGCTGGTACTGCTAACGCACCTATGAAAAGAAAGGCAGGTGCTCCAGTTGAAGCACTAAAGCCTAAAAAGAAAAAAGAAATACAAGTACCAATTGCAAAATTAAATCGTACTGTAGAAAAGAAAATTCAAAACTTTGCTGAAGGCATGGGAATTATAAGTATGCAATATAATTCAGAAAATGATTCAATTTCTTTTGAATTAGAAGAAGAGTTCTATCATACACTTAATACAATATGTTCATGGAAGAAAATACAACCTGAAGTATATCTTAGCAAATTACTTACAGAATACTTTCTAATTCAAAAAAAGTATAATTAATAAGGAATATTATGAGAATTGATAATGAATTGAAACTGGATTACAGTGATGTCTTGTTGCGGCCTAAAAGATCGACTCTTGGTTCTCGCAAAGAAGTTTCTCTTAAAAGAGATTTTCGTAAAGTTAACTGGTCTGGTCTACCAATCATGGCTGCAAATATGGATGGTGTTGGTACAATTGAAATGGCGACCGAATTAGCCAAACAGAAAATGTTTACATGTCTTAAAAAAACATACGACACAACACAACTTATTGAATTTTTTTCAAATAAACTAAATTGTCAACACACGGCAATGAGTATTGGAATCACAGATTATGATTTTCGTAAGTTCTGTGATGTTTATAGTATATGTCAAAATTTAAAATTCGTTTGTATTGATGTTGCCAATGGTTATAGTGAAAGATTTGTTGACTTTATTAAAAAAATTCGTGAAGTTGATTCACAAGGAATATATGATGCAAAGGCAAATGATACATTTCGAAGACACAATCCTTTGTTCATCATTGCAGGTAATGTTGTAACTGGTGAAATGACAGAACAATTGATTCTGAATGGTGTTGATATTGTTAAAGTTGGAATTGGACCGGGAAGTGCATGTACCACTCGCATTCAAACTGGAGTTGGATATCCTCAATTAAGTGCCGTAATTGAATGTGCTGATGCTGCACATGGTCTTGGTGGATTGATCATTGCTGATGGTGGTTGTACATGTCCTGGTGATGTTGTCAAGGCATTTGCTGGTGGTGCAGATTTCGTGATGCTTGGTGGTATGTTAGCTGGTCATGTTGAAGGTGGTGGTCAAATCATTGAAAAACATTATGTCACAAACGAAATTGAATACACCTCTGAAGATTATCCTCAGTATGAATTAGTTCGTGAGACAAAGAAGTTTGTCGAGTTCTACGGCATGAGCAGCAAGAAGGCAAATGACATTCACTTCGGTGGTCTGAAAGACTATCGGGCCGCTGAAGGTCGTGAGGTGCGAGTGCCCTATCGTGGTGAAGTTGCTAATACTGTTCAAGAAATTCTTGGTGGTCTCAGAAGTGCCTGCACATATGTTGGTGCAGATCAATTAAAAGACTTGACAAAATGCGCCACATTTGTTAAAGTATCGAATCAGTACAACACAACTTTCTCTGCATAAGGACATTCTATATGATCATTGAATTTGAAAAAATCTCTTTCAAGAACTTTCTTTCTTTTGGTGACACACCAACTGAAGTCAACTTGAAGGATTTTAAAACAACATTGGTGACAGGTGCAAACTTTTCAGGAAAGTCCTCATCAATTCTTGATACGATTACCTTTGCCTTGTTTGGCAGGCCTTTTCGTAACATCAACAAACCTCAATTGATTAATGTTTACAATAAAAAGAATTGTTTAGTTGAGTTAACGTTTACTAAAAACAAAACTCATTATCGAATTGTTCGTGGTATTAAGCCGAATGTTTTCGAAATCTATCGTGACGGTGAACAATTTGATATTCAATCATCATCAAAAGATCAGCAAGATGAATTTGAGAAAACAATTCTTAATTTTACATATCAAACATTTCAGCAGATTGTAGTTTTAGGTTCTGCAAATTATATTCCTTTCATGAAGATGAAGCCAAATGATCGTCGACAAGTTGTCGATGATATTTTGAATCTTCATGTGTTCACACAAATGAATGATTTATTGCGTAATGATATTTCAGAAACGAAATCAGAAATTCAATCAATTGATAATCAGCTATATTTAAAGTCAGAGTTGCTTCAACAAAAAGAAGATTATCTTGAATCATTAAAAAATATAAATGTTTCATCAGTTGATAAGGAAGAAGTTGATGCATTACTTAAAAAAATAAAAGATATTGTTGACCAACAAGAAGCAAAACGAGATGAACTTGATAATCTTGATATTGGTTCATTTATTGAAGAAGATGATTTGCTAGTTAAGATTCGAAAGTATGAAAAGGTAAAAGAAAAAATTATGTACTCTGTAAACTCACAGAAGAAAACATATGATTTCTTTATTGATAATTATAAATGTCCAACTTGTGAGCAAGAGATTGAAGAAACATTTCGTGAAGATAAAATCAATTCTCTGAAAAATGCAATGCTTGAAAAGAAAGAAGGTGTTGAACAACTAGTTGATAAAATCAGCGAACTTCAAACTGAGAAGCATCAAGTTGATCATCACAATAGTCTTGTACAATATAAGATACAGCAACGAGGTGGCCTGTTATCTGACATTGAAAAGTTGAAGATTGAACATGGTGCATCAACTGATAAGTATCATTATCTACAGAAACCACAGACATTAGATAATGAAAAGATTCACCGAACAGAACAGGAGATACAACAACTTAAAGATCAAATTCAAGAATATCAAGAACAATTAGATACATTGCATACTGATGCAGAAATTCAAAAAGATTGTTCTTTTTTGTTAAAAGATTCAGGTATTAAATCACTCATTATGAATAAATACTTAAATCTTTTAAATAAAAATATGGAATTCTATCTTAAAAAGTTTGGTCTTAAATTAAACTTTGAGCTTGATAGTTCATTCAATGAAAAGATTACAAATTTTTCAGGACATAGTTTTTCATATTATTCTTTGAGTGAAGGCGAAAAGCTTCGTGTTGATTTGTCAATGATGCTATCATGGAGAACACTTGCAATTAAACGTGCAAAGATGAAAACTAATCTATTGATTTTAGATGAAGTAATGGATGGTGCTGCTGACTCAAGTCTTCAGCATGAAATTGTTTCAACACTACATGATTTAAAGGATACAAATGTATTTGTGATTTCTCATCGTACAGAAGGTCTCGTTGAAAAGTTTCAACGTAATTTACATGTTACTCGACATATTGGTTTTTCAAGTATTCAAGAAACTTTAATCTGAGAATATTATGTTGCTGCATTCTGAACTGACTGTAGGAATGGAAATTGAGGCAATTGCTTTCGAATCAAATTACAATGCAATCAAAAATATACTCAAAGGTAACAAAACTGAAACAAATGAATGGTCTTATGCAATCACTGGTGATTGCTCAATCGCAATTGATCCAGATATTGATGACCTGTCTGAATTTGAAATCTGCAATTCAGATGGCAGTGTAAGATATGATCGTGAACAGATTGTTCCATTTGAAATTGATACTGGCTATTTCTCATACACACCAGAGAATCAATTAAAGTTTCGTAAATTATTAGTTAATTTGTATAAGTCAGGTATCATTACAAATTCAACATGTTCACTTCATGTGCATTTTAAACCTAAGTTTTTAAATATGCGAACAAATGAAGCAAAAATATATTCAGTAATGTTGTTGGCATATATTGTCGAAAGTAAATTATATGAAAAGTATTTAAAGTTTCAGAATCAAGACATGACAAATACGGCATGGTCATCAGTTGATTATATGATTGATGAATATAATTTTTATAAAAATGCCAAATCGTTGTACAGTAAATATGAATATCGAAATCGTGGTTTGTTTCATGTTCATGAACAAGGCACTTTAGAGTGGCGTGGGAATCGTAAAGTTTTTGATTGTAATCCAATTATATTCTGCAATAATCATTCATCACAATATGAACAAGATATTGTCAAACATTCAAAGTTTATGTTTTCATTTCTAAATGATATGTTTAATGCAATGAATGGTAAAGTTGATCTTGATAAAAAGAATTCATTGTATTGGAAACTTTATGATAATAAAAATTTAATGTATAGTAAATTATTAAGGAAGAAAGAAAATGTTTAAGTTTACATTAGTAACTGAAGATTCTAAAGAATATCTATCTCAGGTTTCAACAGAATATGATTACATGAATAGTCCATCTTCTCCATATGAGATTGATGAATTCATGCAACAGTATATTCGTGAAGCAAAGGCATTTGGAATTTCCGGTGTTCAGCTATCCTTTCCGTATCGTGTTTTTGCTATTCATACAGATGAAGGCACAATTACAACAATGTTTAATCCTAAACTAATTGAAGTAATTGATGATACTCAAATTCGTATGGAAGAAGGATGCCTAAGCTTTCCTGGGTTATTTTTAAATGTTAAACGACCAAGAGGTGTACGAATTGAGTACCAAGATAGATTAAAAAAGCTAAATACTATGGAACTATATGATTATTATGCTAGAGGATTTTTGCATGAATTAGATCATTTGAATGGTGTAGTGTTCACTTCTCATGTAGGAAGACTTTCTTTGAAGATGGCAAGAAAAAAACTTTCTAAAAGAAAGAAGCGGTACAACATACAATAAAGGATATAAAAAATGGCTGTTGATTTAACTCAAGTCTTAGAAAAACATTTTTCACATATTGGTGGAAATTGGGCTGCTCGTAGTGGTCCATCACAACAAAAGATTACACATTCATTGTCAAAGCCTCACTATTTAACAACTGAAGAAGCTGGACGATGCATTGCGACAGAAAGAGGATGGGAATTAATACCACCAGGGCAGACTATGGTAGGTAGGAAATCAACTGAACTACTACAGGCGATTCCTGGTTTAACTGCACTTCTCGATGTTGATAATATGTCTGCACCACAACAAGCTTTGTTCAATGATGTAGTCAATAATATTGGTCAAGGTTTAGGAGGTTCTGGTTTCACAGCAATAACTCAAGCAGTACAATTTACTGGTGCGCAAATTGCAAGACGTACAAAACAACGTTATGTGGTTAATGTAGTGTTCTCAGAAAATATTGTATTTGCCTCAGCTGGTGGTGGAACAGCAAAGTTTCGAGCAACATTTAATAATGTACCCCAGGGAACAAATGATGGCGGCGTAAATGTGCATCCCACAGATGCAAATTCAAACACTGTAGATTATGATGTAAATGTTGCTGCTGGCTCAACTTTGGATGTTGCAAGAGTTCCATTCATGATTGAGTATACAGGCGTAACAGATGGAGTTGATGCAATTAAGGCATTCGAAGTAAGTAATGTTATAATTGTATCTTCAACTGGCGTAACTGCAGCAGACCGCCAAGGTACTACTATTGATTTAGGTGCAACAGTCCAAATTGTTAATGGACCTTATGATGTATCTTATGGTACACAATGGTAATTAATCATGAGACATCAATTGATGTCTCATTTGTTTTACTCAATTAGGAGATGTTAATCTATGCGTGACCGTGAATATCGTAGAAAACAAGATCAGAAGAAAAGTTATAAAAAGTTTGTAGCAGAAATGAACCGTGGCAAGATCAAAGGTAACCGAAAGAAAGGTTCAAAAAACTTAAATAATATTGATTTTGAAAATCTTACGGAAGAAGAACTTGATGAATTATATGATGACATGCAAGACGGGGATTAATGGGAGTTACAGGTCCATCACTTGCTGATATTCGTGCAGTAAAACAACTATATAATGATGAGACACATTCACTTAATATTGAGAAAAATATTTTAAAGCCATTAAAAAATATTGTTGATACTCATATTAAAGTATTATATAAAAAATACAATTATAAGTTTTCAGATAAAATTGATAACCGAATAATTGAAGATATCGAACATCTTCGTTCGAAAATAATGGTGATTCTTGAACAAAGATGCACCGAAATAGTAAATTTATTTGATTCAGATTATGAAAGATTTTGTAAAGCATATGGCTGGTGGGCACATCGTGGTGCCCGGGTTCGCCATAATGTTACAAGAGATGAATTGGCATATGAATTAAGTGAAGTTATTCGTAAATTATATTTTGTTTATATGGAAAGTAAATTTCCTAAAATATATCAAGCAAAAAGTGTAGAGGAATTTTTATTAAGAGAAGATTGAAATGAGTAAAAAAGGGACTGGCGATGTTATTGCATCCACTCCACAGTGGGCTGCTTATTGCGCAAATGAAAAAGGAAAAGGTAAGCCACAATTACCTGACTTCGTTGTAGATAAAAGAACTGTTGTTGTTGATCCAGTGAGTAAAAAGAAATTCTACAGATGTAGAATGGTCTCAGAATCTGAAATTTACAGAGAAATTAAAAACATGTTGCTATAGGTAAAAATGATTTTTAAGAAAAAAGGACCTGACGTTTTCATGTTTGAATCTGAAGAAGATTTTAAAAACTTTTGTGCTGATACGAAATCATTGACTACAAGCATGTTTAAAGATTTTGTTATTCAAAGATATAATAAACGCACAAAAAGAATTGATAAAATAAGTTCGAATAAATTATAATATGCATCAAAAAATTGAGTTTGATAATTACAAACAATATCCCGAACATTTACAAAAGGAATTGTATCTACTTGATATGGAATACTTTTGTATTGAGAAGACACAACTTGCCGGTAAGTTGCCTGAAATCCATATACCGGAATATCCTCTAGGACTTGGACTTTACATTGACTTATTAAAAGATAAAAAAAACTTGACATTTTAAATTTTTTCTGATATGATCTGTTGAGATTCTTTTTAAACTCAATCGGAGACAATCTATGCAAGAAATTTATAGTGAGAGCCTAGCTAGGCTCTTCTCTGCTGAAAATATCAAAATTGAAATCAAGAATACGCCAACAGCATACTTCGATATTGAAAAACGAAGAATGACATTTCCAAAATGGATTCTACAGTTACCTGTTGCATCCCGTGAACTGTTGATGCTTCATGAATCTTCACATGCTCTACACACACCCGAATTTGGTACTCACGAAAAAGCTAAAGACAACCCAATGGTCTTCAAGAATATTTTAAACATCCTTGAAGATAAAAGAATCGAAGATGCCATGAAAGATAAATTTCCTGGCTCAAAATCAACATTTATCCGTGGCTTTTATGAGTTAGTAAATCGTAATTTATTTGGTATTGTGTTTGATGAAAATACAACAGACATGTGTTTGCTTGATCGTATGAATCTTCATTTCAAGGGTGACTACTATTTCGATTGTGAGTTTTCAGAAGAAGAACAGTATTGGGTGGACCGTGCTGCAAAAAATAAGACCTTTGAAGAAGTTCAACAAAATGCTATTGAATTATATGAATGGCTTAAAGACAAACATGCCGAAGAACTTATGAAAGATGTTCGATATGTACATGGTGAATATGATCCAGATGCTAAACCTGCTGATGAATATGAAGATTATTTTGATGACAGATCAGACATTACGGACATTCTATCAGATGAGGAAATTGAACAAGCTAAAGAAATGATTGATGATGGTCAAGAAGAAGAACTTAGAAAGTTTTTAAAGAATAAAATTGAAGAAAATCCAGGTAGCTTTGAAGATCAAGAATCATCAATGACCGACAATCATTGGGAACGAAATCAAGAACAAATGATGTCAGAAAATAAGCATACTTCAAATCCTGTCAATGCTTCATTTCCTAAGCATTTAAAAACTGAAGATTTTATTATCGACAATAAAATGTGTATTTCGGTTTTATCAAAGAATATGCAAAGTATGTCGCCTCATCAAAGAAGTCTATATGATTTGTTTATGAGTGAATATAAAAAAGAAACGGCTCCAATACAGTCACATATGGTAAGAGAATTCTATCGTATGAAAGCGGCTGAAGATTATCGCAGAACTCAAGAGTCAAAGACAGGTAATTTAGACCTACATAAATTGGCACATTATAAGTATACTTCGGATGTATTTTTAAATAAGTCAATTATAAAAGATGAAAAAAATCATGGCTTTGTTTTGTTACTTGATTGGTCTGGCTCAATGAGCGGAATTATGACAAATGCAATTCTGCAATTGATCAATAATGTAATGTTCTGCCGAAGTATTCAAGTGCCATTTGTTGCTTATGCATTCACAACGGATGGTGGAAACTGTTGTGATTATCCAATCAATGTAGTTACTCACGCAACAGAGCCTGGTGATTTAAGAATGCCAATTAAATATAAATTATTAAAGTTAGCCGATTCTTCAAGACAAAATTATGATGAGCAGTTAAGAACGTTGTTCTATCTTGCTTATTGTTTTCTTGGTACAACACATGCGTACAAAGAAACGGCGTTTGCACGTTATAAAAATAATATTCGTGAAAGACTTGAAAAGGTTTATAGTCCTGAAGAATATGATGCAAAGCAAAGACAATATGAGGCAGAGACAGAAAACATAGTTGAATTGAGTGATCTATTTGACCTAAGTTCAACGCCACTAAATGATTCATTAATTATGATGAACTACCTTTTGCCTAAACATCAAAAAGAAATGAATGTTGATGTAATGAATCTAATTGTAATTACAGATGGTGACAGTGATGGTCTTCAGGGAATTGCAAATAGTTATGTAGACCGCCATGAAATCGTAACACCGGCGTTTACTGATCGTTTGCGAAAAGAAAAACTGATGGCTGAAAATAACACTGCATCAGCAAAAGACGAATTTAGTCTTTTTGAAGACCGGTACTTTGACCGTCATGATACATGGAAAAATGATAGTGGTTCAGATACCGGACCTGTTTCAGAAACAGATGCCGGTGGATTTCATCGTCTATATGAAAAGAATGGCTGTTACAATCATACCGGCAATCCAAATGTTAATGACCGAGACCTATTTGTTCGTGGTCTACATAAGTCAACAACATACCGAGTTTATCCAAGAGGGTATGATACTTCAATTTCAAATTATAATCGTGCGAGAACAAGAGAATGGGCTCGAATCTTAAAAGCGGAAACTGGTGCAAACGTTGTTTGTATTGAACTAGTCAATCATACAAGAAATTCATTCAAGTATGATGCACCTAAAAATTATGGAGACTTTACTTTTGAAGAAGTCGAAAAAATGCTCAAAGATTTTCGAACACATGGCTTTATTGCAATTGATAAGAATACTGGTTATGATAAAATTTTTGTAGTGAACATTCAATCAATTGGCAATCCTAAGTATAATTCTTACAATTATTTCTATCTTCCTGATGATGAATCATTATTTAGATCTGAAGATGTTGACCATCTTGTAGGAGTTGAACAATCTGAAAAAACTGGCAAGTTTACTTCGAAATCATTAGCGAATGCTTTGAGTAAAAACGCATCAGTAAAGAATAAAAGAAAGTTTCTTGCTACTCGTATTGTTGAACTGGTCTCAGAGCAGCAATACGTTAAGAAAGAAAAATTCGATTTAGTAAAAAAATATGTTGACAATTTAGAAGAAGTGTGATATAATACATCAGACCACTCTATCTTTTATTATCCAACAAAGGAGTCCTATATGATGAACCGAATTGAACAACTTCGTGAAGTGATTGACAAAACTACTGTAACTCGTAAAGAGATTGCCGAAGCCGCAGAAAAGCTTGGATTTCCATGCAATACAAAACTTTTGAAACAACTTCAAAAAGTTTCTCATGGCGTATATAATCTTGAACTTGCATCCAAAAATGAAGATAATGTTGTGACATTTAAACCTAAGAAAACACAATCAGTGGTTGAACTAACAAAAGGTTATATACCTGAACGTGATATATGTTTTGTGCCGTTTGGTGATTTCGGTGTAATTGATGCTGTAGTCAAATCAAAGAAGTTCATGCCTGTTGTAATTACTGGTGATTCTGGTAATGGTAAAACAAAGATGGTAGAGCAGGCTTGTGCAAAAAACAAGCGTAATTTCTATCGTATGAATATTACGGTTGAGACCGATGAAATGGATATTCTCGGTCACTATAATCTGATCAACGGTGAAACAATTTGGGAAGATTCACCTCTTGTAGAAGCAGCAAAAACTGGTGGTGTTGTATTGCTTGATGAAATCTTTGCAGGAAATCCAGCCAGAATGCTTGCTCTTCAAGGCATCCTCGAAGGTAAACCATTCTTAGTTAAAAAGACTGGTGAACGAATCATACCTGTTGAAGGCTTCAATATCATTGCAACTGATAATACAAAAGGTAATGGTTCAGATACTGGACGTTATATTGGCACAAACATTCAGAACACTGCATTCCTTGAGCGTTTTGTAATGTGCATTGAGCATGATTATCCGTCAAAGTCAAAAGAAACACGAATGCTTGAGAAATATATTGAAGCAAAATCAATTCCAGTTGACGATGCTTTGTTTCCTGAGAAGCTTTGTCAGTGGGCAGAAGTAACCAGAAAGTCCTATAAAGATGAGGCAATTGATGAAATGATCACAACTCGTCGACTGTTTCATATACTCGATATTTATTCTGTTTTGAAAGATAAAGAAAAAGCAATTTTATACGCAATTGCTCGTTTTGATGATGAAGTTCGTGATGCATTTATCTCACTTTACAAGAAAATTGATGATACTATTTTCGATGATAATCATGAACCAATTGATCCAAATAACATGATGTCTACTGAAGATATTATTCAACTTGCCTGGGATGAATTTTCAGACCACTTTAATCAAGTTTCAATAAGTGAAAGTAAAACTAAGTTGTCGGATCAATTATCAAACAAGGCGTTAGAATATGCATTTCGTGCAATGCAACTTGAAGAGACAAAGACCTATATTAAACAAACGTATGATCGAACAGATCCTAAAGATGTAGCTAATGGTAAAGAATATTTTAAAATGTTATTCAACTTTATCATTGAAGGATTCTATGATCATACCGGAGAAGATCATCCTTATTTCAGAAAGAGTAGAACAAATTGGTCTGCCGTTGAAAATCCAGAAGGATTTTATGCAGATGTTGTTTTGAAAATAAGAGAAGAAATTATTTATTAATAATTTTTAAACTCACTAAATAGTAGAGAATTGAGATGATTCTCTACTATTTTAATTATTAATTTTTATGGAGTTTTTATGGCTGAAGAACAAGCACAACCAGCAGTACAAGATGTTGGTGATGAGCAACCTCAAGATACTGGAATGAAACAGCAACTTGAACCAAAAGACTTTGAAGGTAAAAGTCTAATGGTTTGTATGCCATGTTATGGTGGACAGATGATTGCTGAAACTGCATCCAGATTAATTGACTTAAATACATTGTGTTCTTACTTTGGTATTAAACTACAATGTAAGTTTATTATGAATGAAAGTTTAATTCAAAGAGCAAGAAACTATCTAACACATTATTTTGAAGTATCAGATTTCACTCATATGATCTTTATTGATGCTGATGTTGTTTTTGATCCTCGTGACGTATTGCATCTACTTCACCTTTCTGATGAAGAACATGAAATCATTGGTGGTCTATATCCTAAAAAACATATTCTCTGGCCAAGAGTAAATAAAGCCGCAAGCATTGATGGATTCTTAGATGATCCAAATAAACTTGCTGATTTTGGTGGTGACTTTGTTTTCAATCCTGTTAATCGTGGTGAAATCGAAATCTTCAAACCAGTTGAAGTTCTTGAAATTGGAACTGGTTTCATGATGATTCGAAAGTCCGCACTTGAAAGATATAAAACAGAATTCCCACATTATGAATATAAGCCAGATCATAATCACTCAGCCGATTTCAATGGTTCAAAACTCATTACTGCTTATTTTCATTGTGACTTTGACCGACCAGATACAACAGGTGGTGAAACAAATCGTCTACTATCCGAAGATTACTTCTTCTGTCAAATGTCTCGAAAAGTTGGCACTAAGATTTGGGCATGTCCTTGGATGCAATTGAGTCATGTAGGCACCTATGTCTATCGTGGTTCTGTTCAAGCACTCGCCGCAATGGAACATGTGTTGTCTACACAAACAACACAAAGTGTTCCTTCAATTGATGTAGGACCTCCACCTCCTGCTGCTGAGGCTGCATAAAAGCCTTGACATTGATTTAATATTATGTTATAATACAGGGCGCCTTTGCGCCCTTTTATTTTTTGATCATTATTATATACGAGGTGATTATTATGGAATTATCAAAAGTTGATTTACATCTACTCTCAAACTTCTCTTCAATCAATCAATCAATATCCTTTAAAGAAGGTGTAACACAAAGAACAAAGGCAGATTCTGGAAATGTGTTTGCCATTGCCGAATTCAATCTCGATTTACCTAGAGAGTTTTGCATTTTTGATTTAAATCATTTTATCAATGTGTTCAGCCTTGTTCAATCAACTGGCGATGCTGAACTATATTTTCCTAAAGATGAAGAACATTTGATTATTCGTTCTGACAAAACTGAGCAAGGTATTCGTTTTGCTGATCCTGAAATCATTGCAGAATTTGATGATACAAAAGATTATAACATTCGTAAACCAGATGCAGAATTTGTATTGACTGAAGATATGCTTGCATATGGTATTAAAGCTACCAATGTAAACGGCTATCAGCATCTAGCATTTGTTGGAGATGAAAAAGAAATCTATATGGTTTCAAATGATTTTTCAAACCCAAGTGCTGAGAAACATAGTAGAAAACTTGACCAAAAAAATAATAGTGAACCATTTGAAGCAATCTTTGATATTGCTAAATTAAAAATGATTCCCGATGATTATACAGTAAAGATTAATTTAAAAGGCGGTGCTCAGTTTACATCAAAGAACCGTTCTTATGATTTCTTTTCCGTAATTGAAAACCCAAATAGGTAATATAATGAAAGTATATTCTATGAAAATGATCACTGGTGAAGAGGTACTCGCTAGAGTAGGTCTTGATGATGTAGAGTTTTGGCAATCACAAAGCAAACTAAGTTTGTCTAATCCATCTGTTTTTGTTCAATCACCTCAAGGTGTTGCCTTAATGCCCTGGATAAATACTGGTGATAAAGATTCAGTAATCACTGTTGAAACAAGTAAAATTGTGGCAATGGTAAAACCAAACAAGGAAGTTGAAAGTGCTTATTTAGGAGCAGTTACAGGTATCGATGTTAGCGCAGAGCAATCACAAATTATACTCTAAGATTTTAATTGGTATTTCAGCACTTTTATTAATGGGTGCTGAACGTGATCCTTTTAACATGTATTCAAATAGTTCATATTTTAAATATCATGTAAAGAAGTGTGTAAGTAAAGCAAAGACTGATGGTTATCTTGAATACATTATACCAGAACTTTATAAAAATAAATTGCCTTATGAACTGGCATATTTGCCGATCATTGAAAGTTGTTTTGAACCTACTGCGGTTTCAATAAAAGGAGCCAAAGGTCTTTGGCAAATAAATGATTTGACTGCAAAGCATTTAGGTATGGAAACTCGTATCTTAATTGATGAAAGATATGATTGGCGAAAGTCAACACATGCCGCAATAAATTATTTAAAGTTTTTGAAAGCAAGATTTCCATCCTGGATACAAGTTCTTGCCGCCTACAATGTAGGTCCAACTTATATCCGTGATCAAATGAGAGAAAAAAATTCTGATAAACTTGGTGATTTAAAACTACCAAGAGAAACAGTAAAGTATATTAATCAGTTTGTTGCAATGATTGATATCTTGCGGAATATTAATCGTAATAAAATATAATGGAGTGAAAATGTCAGAAGAAATTGAAGCAAGTGTGCTACCTTCATTGGAAGAAGACCGTGAGCAAATTCAAAAAGTGATTCGAGAAATTTCAAATTGTAAAACAAGAATCGAAGGCGAAAATGAATACATCAAGGATGCCTTGTCTGATTTGTCGAAGCAATTTAAAATTCCGAAAGCAAGTTTGGTTAAACTTGCTAACATCTACCACAAAAGAAATAGTGCTGAAGAAAGAGCAAAGTCAGAAGAAGTTTTCAATATGTATGATGTAATCTTCAAAACTTCTTGATTTTAATTTATAAACATGTTATAATGAAAGGAGTCTGCCTATGAAAGGTGGTTCTGCTGCAAAAAGATTTCGTCAGAAGTCTGCTGTGAAACGTCTTGAGAATAACATCAAGGAATATACTGACTTGATTTCAAAGACAAAAGATGAAGATGAATTAAAAAAATTTGGCGATAAGGTCAAAAAGCATACACTCACTATTGAGAATACAAACAAAAAGATAAGTGAGAAGAAAGCCTATTGATTAACATTTTTATTATGAGGTTATATTATGAGATTCGAATTTCTATGGTCACAAAAATACCGACCTGAAACTGTGAACGACCTTGTCTTGCCTGAAGATATCAAAGAAACTCTCAGCGGTTTCATTCAGCAAGGCGACTTGACAAACTTCCTATTTCATTCTCAATCTGGCGGTACAGGTAAAACCAGTGCTGCTCTCGCCATTGCAAATGAACTAAAACTTGAAGTGATGATGATCAATGCTTCAGAAGAGAGAAGCATTGATGTTATCCGTACCAAGATGGCAGATTTCTCTTCTACAAAATCGTTTGATGGTCGCAGAAAGATGATGATTCTTGATGAGGCCGACCATCTTCCTGACCTTAGTCAAAATGCCTTACGAAACTTTTTTGAAAAGTATTCTTCAAATTGTTGTTTCGTGATGACCGCAAATCAAGCACAAAGAATCATTCCTCCTTTGCAATCAAGATGTGCTGTAATTCATTTCAATTTTCCTAAAGAACAAAGACCTGCATTAGCAAAAACGTTCTTCAAGAGAATTTGTGATATTCTTGAAAAAGAAAATATATCATATGATAAGAAATTAGTTCAGCATGTTGTGATGCATTTCTTTCCTGATTTTCGCCGATGTATTAATGAGATTCAAAGATATAGTGCAACAGGCACATTATCAGAAAAGATTTTGACTTCAATTGAAAATGAAAACATCACCGTCTTGATGACAGCAATCAAAGAAAAGAAGTTTCAAGATATACGAAAATTTGTTCTTGAAAAGTGGCATGGTACAGAACAGGAATTATATCGTGCAGTCTATGATGAATTGTTGAGAACCGCATCGGCATCTTGTTTGCCAGAGGCAATTTTAATTCTTTCGAGATATGGCTTTGAATCGACATTTGCAGTTGATAAAGAAATTCATTCAGTTGCCTGTATGATTGAATTGATGATGTTACCTTGTGAATTTGAGTGAGGTAACTATGACAAACTTTTTTGGCTTTGAGGAAAAAGAAGAAGAAATAATTGAACCATACAAAAGGACTAAGCTAGGCCCTTTTGACTATGTGAAATCAATATGTAATAAAACAGAATATCTAGGAGAAAGGCTTGAGGATTATCCACCGTTTATTGTGAATCGTGCCATGGCGAGTTATGTTGATTGTGTATTATACGCAAAAGAATTGAATATGTATCCATCGTTTCACTCCCGAATGGACTATGATTTCTATTATTATGCCATCAGTAAGAAAAAAAGATTTGCACAATGGTATAAGAATAATGACGAGGTGATTCAAAATCTTATTGATTATTTTAAAATATCAAGAAAAAAGGCAAGTGAAGTAATTGATATTTTAACAGAAGAAGATCTAAAAAAGATAAAGAATTCGCTAACTTATGGAATTGTAGAAAAATGAAAAAATATAAATATGTATAATCTATTATATGATTTTTTCGTTTTTATATTTAAATTTAATGGGAGATTTTTATGACTGTTGAAATGGTGGAAGATTTGTTTCGAGGCGTGGGTGCGGAAGTCACTTTGAAAAGCCAAGATGATTTTTTAAAAGTCCGGGAAACTTTAACTCGTATCGGTATTGCTTCAAAGAAAGAACGTAAACTTTATCAATCATGTCACATATTACATAAACGTGGTAGATATGTGATTCTTTCTTTCAAGGAACTTTTCAAACTTGACGGAAAAGAAAGTAACTTTACTGAATCTGATCTGGCACGAAGAAATACTATTGCTAAACTCCTACATGACTGGGGACTTGTTAATTTAATTGATATAAGTAAAGTAGAAGATCCTACTATTCCTATTTCACAGATTAAAATTATTCCGCATAAGGAACGAACTCAGTGGGAATTAATAGCTAAATACCAAGTAGGCTCAAAAAATTAATTAAATAAAAAAAGTTTAGATGGACTTTAATACATTTTCTGAACGCATTGAAATATATGCAAGGTTTATAAATAAACTTAAATATTATGAAAATATATTATTACAACCAACAACTGTACTGAATGCAACTAAAATTGCAGCCGCCGAAGTATATGTAACAACATACACACCTTGGTCAGTTCAGTGTAACGTATCAACGTTTAAATTAAAAGATGCATTTGTTGAAAGACATGACAAGGCTTTAGATTTAATAGATGAATTGATTGGAAATGGATACAATCCTACTGATGCAACTAAACTTACGGATTTGAAAGATGTGAGATACAATAAGTTACTTGTTGTTGAAGCAGAGCAAATCTTTAAGATGTATTACATTATGGATTATTATCGACGGATGTGTGACGAAACACATCCTGATAGTTGGTTAAATGATTTGAATTTATTTCAAACAATTAATGACGTATCTTATTCAAATTTAAAGACGGATACTACCAAATTTTTTAGTAATCTATTAATATAATATAAAGGTAAAAACATGCTATCGTTTACTTCGCCGCAAATTAAAGCAATCTTAATGAAGCCTATTCAAATTAAGGCTTGTATTAATGAAGTTATTACACTAGAAAGCACTAGTGTTATTTCTACAAGTACTTGTATGGATATTGTTGTTGAATTGTTTGATGATATTCGAACGGGTGATGCAGTTACTTTATTTGCTGAATTAGCAACACTTGAAACTCAACTTCATGAATGGAGTTCTTATCTATATCGCACAACTGATGAACTAAATGCAGAGATCGGTCTTGCGGGTTCTGACATAAGTCGAGTAAACACACTGAGGTCTGAACTTACAAATGTGTTTAATTTGATGAATTCAGGTTATAGTGCTGCCGCAAAGGTAACACAACATACAGATTCATTGTCAAATGATTTTTTTGGTAGTACACCATATTATCAATTAAATTATCTAACAGCATATCCTGCTTCAACATTTGATTTTATTTATAATGAAACAATAATTGATACTATTGTTTCTGAAATCGAAACTGCTAAAAACACATTGCTAAATCAACAATCTGAATTGACAAGATTGAAAGCAACTTATGCAACAACAATTGAACCAACTCCTTTAGTTGGTTCTGCATCTTGGATGCCAGCAACAATTTGGATTCGTGCAGAAGACAATAATGTCAATCCACGATTAACATTCTATACTGATGCAAATTTAATTACTGGTATGGGCTCACGTTTCCCAGTTGATTCTCTACTTGTTCGTTCAGGTAGTGCGTATACGATCAACTATGATGATTCATTAGCAGTAAATACAGCACTTAAAATTGTTGATTCAGGTGCAAATGTTGTTAGTATTGTTTCTGGATCACAAGGTGTATTCACTGGAGATAAGTTCCGCTCAATGATTGTTCGACAAACTTCTGGTACACCAGCAGATTTATCAACCCAAAATAATGCTGGTGTAAATTCGTTTGTTGTTGTTCCCTAATTAAAAGGATATATTATGAAATTAAAAGTTTTTAAACTGAATGAAAAAGCAATAATGCCTTCCTTTGCAACGGAAGGCTCTGCTTGTTTTGATTTGTGCGCTTGTCTATGTGAAGGATCAGACGAAATACTAGTATATCATAATATTGATAGTGAAAACATTATCATTGCAGATAATGTTTTTGTACTTGAGCCAAGAAAACGTGTAATGATTCCAACGGGATTAATATTCGATATACCAAAAGGCTATAGTGTTCGTTTGCATCCACGGTCTGGACTTGCATTAAAAAGTGGAATTAATTTAGTCAATCAAGAGGCTGTTATTGATTCCGATTATGTACATGAAGTAAAAATACTCCTCACAAATACAACAAGTACATCATTTATAGTTGAACATGGTATGCGAATATGCCAAGGTGAACTTGTCAAATCAGTAAATACAGAGTTTTCCGAAACAAAAAAGAAACCTGTAGAATCTACTCGAAATGGTGGTTTCGGCTCAACAGGTGTTTAATGTTATTCACACCAAAAGAAGTCCGTGATTACAGATATGATATCTGTCAAGCATGTCCTAAATTTAAAAGAAAAATAAAAATGTGTGGCGTTTGTAAATGTTTTATGCCTGTAAAGGTTAAAATAGCAAGCACACATTGTCCTGATAATAAATGGGGACCACATCGAAAATAAATAAAGGAGCAAAGTGAAATCTGTATTTTATGTAATTTATGTAATTGCTGCTTATCTAGTTTTAACTTCTTTATTTTCTGCTATATTTTCAGTACAGCAAACTAAGCAAACCAGTTTTCATTATGAAACGTTTGTAAAACTTTGCGATAATAATTATGTTGATTTAGCAGACGATGCAAGAAGAAAATGTGATCAAATATATTCTAATCGATAAATAATATAGGAGGAAGATGGCTTTTAAATTATCACAAAGGTCTCTCGGTAGACTTGAAGGTGTTAAACCAGAATTAGTTGATGTTGTTAAGAGAGCAATTGAATTGACAACTGTAGATTTTGGCGTCACTGAAGGAGTCCGCACAGTTGAGCGGCAAAAGGAACTTGTTGAAAAAGGTGCCTCTCAAACAATGAAGTCAAAGCATATCACAGGTGATGCCGTTGATTTGATGGCATACATTGGTGGTAAAGGTTGCTGGGAATTAAATGTCTATGATGAAGTTGCTGATGCAATGAAGGCTGCAGCAAAGGAACTTGATGTAAAAATCAAGTGGGGTGCAGCATGGTCAGTTGATTGTCTCAATGATTGGGAAGACACTGCAGAGGCTGCAATGAATTCATATGTAGATTTGAGAAGAAGTCAAGGTCGCCGACCATTCATTGATGGACCACATTTCGAACTTGTAATTTCATAAATATTATTATATAATGATCAAGTGATTGTCCTCTCACAGTAGAGAGAGTTTGCCGATCTTTCACAACCAAAACTTGACAAAGAGGAAGTACAGTGCTATACTGATCTTACTGGGAGAGATTTTTTCAACCCGTAATTCTGGAGATCATTCATGTACACATCGATTCCGTCCTTTGAAGACACTGAGGTAAATATTACGAAAGTAATGTATCAGTATCCTAAAGCCTGGGAATTTGATTTCGTTTCATCGGGAAATGAACGAATAATGCGAGGTAGATTTCAATCACCTCTTGACGGAAATGATTTAATCTGGCGAAATATCGCCAAACTTCAGAAGCATGTATTTTGAAAAAACATTTGTTTTTTGACCAGTAATTTATAGGAGGTCTCATGTCTCGAACATACCGAAATCCCAATGCTAAATTTAATCTTTTTCGCAAGCCAAAGCATAAAGGTGTTCTTCAAGCCGCTACAGATGAATATGGAATTCGCCCAGGTGCAAAGCCACCAACTGACAGAGAGGATATATTTGTGAAGGCCCGCCGAGAAGACTTTAACTTTTATAAAAAGGAGCAAAAGTATGACAAAATTTTTCGGGATCATCGTAAGGTTAAAGAAAGGAGCTTAGACCGAATTGACATTTCTGCATAACTTAACAATCTAAAACTGTGAGGACATTAAGTTGTCCTCATTATTAAGGCTATTATATTATGAGTAAAAACAGACAAGGTTCTGCATTCAATCCAGAAACTCAAGTTCGTAAAATAGAATTTAAAGTTGAAACTATAACAAAAGATCGTGCAATTGCTTTTGTTTCAAAATATCATTATTCACCTGTGATGCCTGTACAAACAAAATATTTTCTCGGTTTCTTTGATGAAGGTAAGTTAAAAGGTGTTTTGACATTAGGTTATGGTGTGCAGCCAAGACATACAATTAATAAAATATTACCAACATGTAGTGATGAAATCATGGAACATCACATTGAGTATAAAGGAAAAAAGTCTAAGAAAATATATCATAATCCACTAGATGAATGGTATTTTGAAATTGGTAAAATGTGTATGTCTGATGATATGCTAAAGAATTCCGAAACACAAATGCTTTCTGCAACTGTAAAATGGTTGAAACGCCACTCGAAAAAAACTAAGTTTTTGTATACTATGGCTGATGGCATCATGGGTAAGCATGGTGGTGTATATCAAAGTTTTAGTATGTACTATGGTGGTATGAAATCAACTGAAATCTATCGTAGCAAAACAGGCGAGAGAATTCATCCTAGAAGTTCAGCCGCAATGTGTAAAGAAGATGCTAGAATAGAAGGTATTGATAAGAGAACAAGATTATCGATATCATATATGGAAAGTAAAGGTATACAACATGTACATGGATATATGGTTTGTTATATGATACCTCTCAATCCAGAAGGTAAAAGACTTATAGCTGAAGCAATGCCTTTTGAGAGAGCTTCAAGTACATGTAAATGGCAAAAGGGAAACTATCCTAAATTTGAAGATTTACGATGGTTTATAAGAGTTCGCAAAGAAGGTGATAATGATTATAATCCAAAAACAGAAAAAGTTGAGATTAATCAACCTGAATTTAATTATGACAATATTGAGTATAATCCTCAATTAAAAAAACGATTGTATAAATCTAACATACCAAATTTAGAAGATATTCTTTCAGAATAAAAGGAGGTATAAATGTTTGATATAGTATTTGGTGGCCTTTTATTTTTTGCATTTGGATTGGGAGCAGTTTTGATTCTATTATTTTTTGTCTTTTGGCCTATGCAAATAAAGAAACGCCATGATTATTGGTGTCATCGTCAGAATATTGAACATGGTGATGACCATGGAAATCAGGAGCCACATGTATAAACTAATTGATTATATAACACATCATCTACCCGAGACAATTCATATCAATCCTAAAAGAAGAAAGATCCTCTCAAACATTCTGTACTATGGTGCATTAGTCAATGCAATTGTTTTTATGTTTTTATATGTGACTTTATATTATGGATATGATGTTTTTGGTCTCAAAGGATTAATCTGAAACTCAAAATCGACGAAAAAAAGTTCTTGACATTTACATTTCATCTGATATGATCTGATCATTCATTTTTCAAGGAGTTCTATGAAACGTTCAGAGTTGCCAGAAGGAATTGAAATTATTGATAATCGTGAAAAATGTGTTGTGATTGGCTGCAACAAAGTCGGTCAGCACATGGGACAATACCGCAAAGATGGATCAGTGGTTCGCCGAGCAACCTGTGATATGCATCATGGCCTACGCTACAACATTGGTGGCTGGGAATACAAGCAATATCGCAAAGACTATTGTGAGAACAAAGATGGTCGCCTCGGTTTCGAATGTACTGCAACAATCATCATGCAATTGATGCTTGACGTAGATCATATCGATGGAAACCCTGAGAACAATTCACAAGAAAACTTGCAAACTCTCTGCAAGAATTGCCACGCCTACAAGACTTGGGTCAATCAGGACGGTTTGACCGAAGGCCGAAAGACCTTGAAAGAAAAACGTAAACTCTCCAATCAGTGAGGTATATTATGATAGCAAGAGATCTTGAATTCCAGCTGGAAGAAAGACAACATCTCAAAGTTCTGCATCAATCAATGCAAATGCTCCGTGATGACTTGGCTGAACAACGGATGGCTTTGCCTGAACGCCACAAAATAAACAGACTTGGAGACCAAATTGCATACGATGAACTAACAATGCAATTGCTTGCCGTGCAAATGGATTTGGATCAACTCGCCACCAAACTTGAGAAAACAGGCACAACGAAAATTTTTCCAAAAAGTTCTTGACATTTTCGATCCATCTGATATGATCTGATCATTCGATGACAGATCACACACAAGGAGCCAAATGATACCTCAAAGAGAAATTCTTCGAATGGCGATTCAAGCAACCGCTCAGGAAATGGCAGTAAGCCGAAGACGGTTAGCCCGAATCTCTGATGAGACTATGCAAGAGTTTTGTGAGGAAGTTGAAAATCGGCTTCGTGAAACTCATCTCTGGGGATTCATGGTTGATTACCCCCAAGTTCTTCCAGAGCATATTCTTGATATCTTCTTCAACACTGATGAAGAAGATTGGCGAGAACGCCGAGAAATTCACCGCAGACATGAAGAGCAGTGGGAAGACAGAAGCCCAATTGAATATTGGGAAAACATCAGGCACCTAAACTTCTAATCAACAAAGAATTTCAAAAAGTTCTTGACATTTCCTGCTAGTCTGATATGATCTGATCATAGTGATTGAGACACAACACACACGGAGCGCACAATGAGCAATCACACTATCACAGTCATCCCTCACAAAATTTGGAAGAACAGCAAGACCAATCAGACCGCATCAATTTACGGTGCAGTTCCTGCAGGAGATAACTGGTCTGTAGTTAAAGCCGGATTTACTGTACGCATCAACAACAACGGTTCACTCAGCACCGGATTGTCATCCCTACCATACAACGCAACAATTGAAGAGGCGACTGAAGTTGCCAACCGCTATGCTGCTCTAAGTCCAAATTGTGTTGTAATCTAAACTTTTTCGAAAAAAGTTCTTGACTTTCCTGTCCAGTCTGATATGATCTGATCATAGTGATTGAGACACACCAACCTCAAACGAGAATCGTCATGTTTCTTCGTCAACAAAAGCTTCTGAAACTCGCCACAATGATGAACCTCACTCCTGCTCAAACCGCTTGGTTGCCAGCAACCTTCGACAAAGCCGCCGAGAAAGTGAACATGAGCCACGACCTGTTCTACCGCCACATGGAAACTAGTAAAGAATTGCGAGACTACATCAAAGACGGCATCGTGAGATGTAGCCAAAACATTGCTCTTTCTGTTTACAAGACCCCAGCAACCATCTAAGGAGATGATCATGTCAAAGTCAGAAATGCGACAAGCAATTGAAAATGCCATGGCTCGCTACGACAAACCAGTCGAGAAAATCGAAAAGGTCCTTGGTGAAAATCTGTTGAACAAATATACTGCCAACTATCGTGCCGGATCCGGTCAATTGAGACTTGGCAAGAACAGCAGTGGCAAGCATTGCATGTCAGAAACAGGCGGAAAGCAAAAAGCTTTTTATTGAAATTTTTCGAAAAAAGTTCTTGACATTCCTGACCAGTCTGTTAAGATCTGATCATGTTGAGTGATTGATTAATAACACACACAATGAGGAGCCACTATGGCACTAAAAAGAGTTACCCTTGAGCAGTTCAGCACCGCTATCATCAACCACTACGGTCGTGAAATCATGAACCGTACCGAAATCAATAGCTTCGCCGCATCTGCCGGTTACTCTCGTCCAAACGGCTGGGATACTGACCAAATTGCCAGAGGCAAATACCGCTTCAGCAAGACATCCGCAGCCAAAATCGGTCGTGTAAAGATTGATTATGATAACTTGAGTGATGATTCTCAAGAAGTCTTTGAAGACCTTGCGATGTTGACTCGAGCTGTTGCTGCAAAAGCAATCAATTCTGTAATCGTAACCGGCTCAGCCGGCGTCGGCAAAACACATACTGTGACCGATGAGTTGAACCGCCGTGGTCTTCGCAAAGACCATGACTACGTTATTCTCAAAAGTAAGACTAGCCCACTCGGTTTGTACATGACCTTGTTCTTGCATCATGACAAAATCATCGTTCTTGATGATATGGATGATGCGCTCAAGAACGATGATTGTGCCAGCATCCTGAAAGCGGCACTTGACTCCTACGAAGATCGTGAAATCTCCTGGAGTTCGAAGCGTATGGTAAATGTTGTTGGCGCTACGCCAGATACTCGCCGTCAAGTTGAGAGTGATGCCCGTGATGCTCTGCGCAATGGCGAAACTGATGTACAATTGCCAAATCGCTTTATGTTCAAAGGCAATGTTATCTTCATCTCCAACTTGTCTTCTGACAAGTTCGACAAGGCGGTAATGTCTCGTAGTATGAAGATTGACTTGACCATGAGTGACAAGCAAGTGTTTGCTCGTATGAAGACCATCGTGCAGAAGCTGAAAGGCATCTCACCAAACCTTGCTCGTCGAGCAATGTCTGTCATCATTGATGACTACAATACCGGCAAAGGCGATGTGCCTAACATGCGCACCGTCATCAACTACGCCAAAGTGCTTTCTGCTCCCGGTGTGACCAATGATCCTCGCAAACTCGAGCGATTGTCAAAATACTGCTGATAGCAGTTTCATAGCCTCGCCCTGCGAGGCTTTTCCCCTTTCTATTATTTGAGGAACTGAAATGATTGGATATAAGCTTATTCTAAAAACTAAAACAAATGAGATACATAAGATTGATGGTTGGATTCAGCATGGTAACAAACTCACCAAGAAAATGGCTGAACAACTTGCAAGAGAAGAATTAGCAGATCCACAGTATATGTCCGCAACTGTACTTACTGAAACAGGCACTAAAGTATATTCACGATAGGCGTGACATGCGAGAAGCATACCATCTTTCCATTTGTTCTGGTGTGTTTACTCGCCCTTTATTTCTTTGACTGATTTTATTTCGTGTTGACTGGCTCACTGGTAATTTCTCAACACCAAGACGTTTCTTTTCTTTTTCAACAAATTTCAATCTTGATTCAGATTGTTTGCGTTTTGTTTCTTCTGAAACTACTTTATTCTTTTTTGAAGAGCCAGCACCATTTTCAATAACCATGTTAGCCCATTCATTGCTTTCTACAATATTCCATTTGTGTGAAAGCATTTCTGCAACTTTTCTAAATTCAGACTTAGAATGTGTTCTAAAGATAACTCTTGTCATAATTTCGTATCCATGTTCATGTAGATGATTTCTCCATTCAACACCAGAACCAAGATACTTATTATGATTTTCTCGAATGGTCTTACATAGATACTTGAGACCAGTCTTTTTGTGTTTTTTAATTATCAATTTGATTGGTTTAGCCGAATAATCATTTTTCATTATTTGCTCCATAATTTGTTTTTAACTATTTATAGCTGAAATTAAAGGAGGTCTTATAGGACTTGATATGATGGTACATGAAATTCGTACATGGGAAAAGCAGGAATTGAAAAGATTTATAACTGCAATTCAATCAGTTACACCAACAATCAATGTGAACAATCCTGATCCGGATGTTGATGAAGTTGATATTGATGCAGTGTTTCAACAAAATCCAACAATACCTGTGCCGTATCAAATTGGTATCGAACTATGCTACTGGCGCAAACATCCAGATCTTCATGGTTGGATGCGAGATTTGTTTTATGAAAAAGGTGGTAAATCAGAAACATCATTCAATGGTGATGTTGTTTTTCTGACTGTTAATGATGTTGAGAATCTAAGAACGGCAATTGTTGATGAGAAATTACCATACACTTCTGGATTCTTTTTTGGTGAATCAGAAGGCCGTGCTAAAGATAACGACCTTTTAGAGATTGACAAGATGCTCAAGGCTCTTGAAAAAGGCTCATCAATCTATTACACTTCTTCATGGTGATCATATGGCAAAGAGAATCCGTGGTGGCAAATTAACTGCTCGACAGAAACTCATTGCCGAATGCAAGGCCTTCAACAAAGGCCTTTCTCCTCGCTTGAGAAAAAGCCTTGAAGAATTTGCTGCCTATAAATATGGCTATGTAACAGCAACCTATCGTCCAATACCAAAAGAAGAGGTTGTATATCAACGTGAAGAACAGCATGTACCAAGTTTAAATAGTGGTGTTCTTTGTGCTACAAAAAAGAAAGAACAAGTGTATACAGGTGAAGTTGTGATTGGTGTGGGAGTTGCACATAAATCAAATCTAACACCAATTATCAACAAACAACAAGCAGAAGATTTAGCATCAATGAGGCGATAATGAGTACACTTAACCTATTTTCAATTCCTATTGAGATTAAACATTTAGATTCTGATTTAGTTAATGAAATAGACCAAGAAGTTAAAGCATGTCTTGAAATCAATGATAAGTATTGGTCTTCAGAGGGACAAATTGGAAGAGGTTCTGATTTCATGGCTTATGATGATCCTAAAACTTTAGGGTCAGGAATAACACATTCAGGATCAAATTTAGATGTTAAGATGAATTGGGATTTGTTTTCATCGTATGATTTTTCAACTCTTGAATATGTGATTAAAAATGAGTATCTTGAATATATTAATATACATACGCATTTATTAACTGATGTTGTCTGGAGTTCAATTGATAAAACTTCAATTAAACTTGAATCATGGTTATTAAAAAATGATAGTGATGCTTCAGGATTACTTGCTCATCAACATGAAAATAGATTTTTAAATTGTGTGTATTATCATGAAATGCCAGATTTGAAAGGACAAGATGGTGGTGAACTAGTATTGTATTCAACAAATCCACTGTTATCATTTTATACTTTCAACTCACAGCAAAAAGAATTCATCAATGTTTCGAAAGGAACACTTATTGTTTTTCCTTCATTTTTAGTACATGCTGTAAATTCTTTACCAAGAAGTGTGCAATCTAAAAGAATTAGCATATCAACTATTTTATCATTTAATGAAATAAGAAAACTATATGACTGAAAAAGATCGTGCTGAATTGAGATATAGTTGTGAATATAATTACAAATATAAACTATATAAAGAAGTAACAGCGGGGTTTCTTTGCTCGTTAGGTATTCGTGATATTTTTCAAGGTTTTGCTAATCCTCAAAAAGATGGCGGAATGATTGGCATTCTTCATTTAAAATGGACTCTTGATATTGATAATGAAACTGGCTATTTTAAAAGCATATGGTATGATTCGGTAGAAGATGCTGCAATGGCTGCATTTGACATTGAAAGTAGTAAAAAAATTGATACTGTAAAATGTGTACAAACTGTAAAAGATTTTGTTCGTACAAAATATGAGGGCGCAAAACCCGTATCTGATGATGTACTTCTAAACTAAGGAGATGTATGACAACTGAAGAGCATATGTTTGGTGAAAGAAAAGATTTGCCATTTTATCATCGTTTTGAAGAAGGTTCAGAAGCTTATGAAAAATATGGTCCTGGTGATCAATATATCAAAAGATTTGATAATGGCTACTCAACATCAGTAATTCGGCATTGTACTTCTTATGGTGGAATGAAAGGCCTTTGGGAAATGGCATTGTACTACAAAGACCAACAAGTTTATGTCGAAGAAATTCAAGGTGAATGGGAAGATACTGTGATTGGTTGGTTGAATGAAGATGATGTATTGGATATCTTTGAAAAAGTTAAGGAACTAAAATCTAGATAGGTGTATGAAGCCCGAAGAATATATTCTAATTTTTAGTGCGGCAGGAGCAATCATTGCCGCAATCGTTGTTATAATTTTATTATTTTTATAGGTAAGATGAAATACTCAATTTTGCTTTTTTTTAGTCTTTTTATTTTCGGATGTGGTTTGATACCTGAGGGTGAAAATTATTACTCTAATGAGAGTATTAACAACGATGACAATGCATCTGTGACTAACCAAGAGGTGTTGGCAATTTTTCGAAAATAATTCTTGACATCCACAAATTCAACTGCTATGATCTAAGAATAAACAAATTCTTACGGAGTAAATGATGATGCGAAAGCAGAACGCCATCGGAATGATGGTCGGACTTGCAATTGGTGATGCAATGGGTTCAGCACTTGAATTTATGCCAATGAGAGACCGTGGTGATTTCATCACAGACTATCAGAAAAGTCCCTCATTTCCAATTGCTGCAGGACAGTGGACAGATGATACAAGTATGGCACTTGCTCTTGCTGATTCACTCATTGAGAATGATGGTGAATGGACTCCACTTGCAGCAATGCAGAATTTTCTTGACTGGTATCAAACTGGTAGATTTTCTGCAATTGACCATTGTTTTGATATTGGCAATACTTGCCGAACTTCGATTGAAAATTGGATGTTAGATCCTGGGAATCCTTACCAAGGTAGCACAGATCCAAATACATCTGGCAATGGTGCATTGATGAGAATGGCTCCCGTGATTATATCATCCTGTTCATTACATGAGGCAAGAAGCAGAGCAGAAGAACAAACATTATTAACGCATGGTAGTTCTGAATGTATAAAATATTCCCGTGCATTTGCCTATGAATTGTTCTATTATTGTTATAGTCCGACACTTAACGTTGATTTTAAGATTCCTCGTGAAAATGTAAGACCTACTGGTTATGTGAAAGATAGTTATGAGGCTGCCTGGTGGGCAGTCAAGAATGGTAAGGACTTTGAATCAACAATCATTAAAGCAATTAATCTTGGTGGTGATGCAGATACTATTGGTGCAATTGCAGGACAAATTGCTGGTGCCTTGTATGGCGCACATAACATTCCTGATTGGATGAAAAATGGTTTATATGAATATAAAATGATTGAAGATACAGCAATCAAGCTTTTTAACATTGCAAGAAAAAGGGCAAAGAATGAACGAGAAATCAGAAAGCAACTCAACTGATGTATTAAAAAAGACCATTCTTG